TGATGCAAAGTTGAAGGTAGTCAGCTCGGGCGAGGTCGCCAGCTGCCTTGGCTTGGTTAAGAGCAATAATAAGGTTCACGCAGTATTCACGACGGGACATTTCATTTCTCCTTCAAACTTCAATAAGTTATTATACCGCGAAACTGAATAAAAGTAAATTCATTTCGGATGGTTATTTAGGTGCCAATTGCGCATCAAGAAATGATAATACCTTTGATTGATCATCTAAATTATTGTTTTCGAATTCAGTGATGTAAGACATCAATTCAAAATTTGACAACAGATTATTATATTTGGTAGCACGACCTTTGAGGAAAGTTGCTGACTGATCAGAACCTCTATCCTGATACCTTTGTTTAAACACAGCATCAGGGACTTTAAGATAAATCACCTGAAGATCAACTTCCGGAAGAGCCATAGCGAATTCCAGAAAGGACTGATTAAAGATTCGGTCACCTTCAAACAAGACATTGGATTTGGTCTCAGTAACAAAACACTGAGCGATTGGTTGCACAGCCATACTTAATCTATCAGTGCCAGCAAACGTCTCGCCCTCTTCATACTTGCCAAGAACATAAAGATCAAGTTCCTTGCAGTAAAGAGCAGGGAGCATTTTCTTTGGCTCAACCTTCTCCCAGGTTTTATCTTCCATAAATTTACGAAACAGAGTAGTTTTACCTGTTCCTGGTTGACCACCAACTGCTACGATTTTTCTCATAAGAAATTCTCCAAACTAATATTACTACATTCTTCATCATCGAACATCCATTCGAGATTATCTATTTTACCTTCTCTAACAAAGGAAGTAAACTTTTCTTTGATAATACCTCTCTTATTGTTCAATCGCGAATCAATGGTTTCATTCCTTGCTTGCCAAAGAACTTCCCAATCAATACCATGCCACCCATCTTTCTCGCATTGTATAATCTCTTCAGCCTGACGATCTAGGTAGTAACCAAGATAACGACCATGGTGTTCTCTGAAGATCTTCTTAAACGAGCAAAGACAGGTTTCCATTGTAAAGAAATCAATCTGATCTTTTAACTCCGGAAACCTATCCCTCATCTCATCGATAATTTCATTGCTAATAGACTCAAGATCTCGATACTCCGCTGTACTAAGTTTCCTATCATAATCGTTATCCCTGCCGATGGCCATAAGCAACCCATTACGATGAGAACGGGAACCATCATAATCATCCAACATGAGAGAAGTAGGCTCAACATTAATATTAGCAGTATGTTTGAGATGCTGCATATAAAACCACGTAGAATAACGACCAAACTTATGAAGGTTTCCTTTAAGTACATTCCACAAAGAATCAAAATTTTCTTTCGCATTTCCAGCATAGTATGATTCAATACGGTCACGTTGACTTCCTTCACTTATAAATTCTTGATATGACTTGAACATCACAGGTAGATGTCCCTTATTCCATTTTGTATCTGTCTGATAACGCAATCTTTTATAGTTAGCAGTATTCCATTGAGTAGTTCGATCAACTGTCGCTAGTTCAAAATCAGGAAACTCATTCATCAGAACCCAAGCAGTAGGCAGATGATATGTATTTCCGTATAACCAAGCGAGCCATAACTTCTGTTCAGAGTTATGTTCGAATCTTTTGTTTAGATAATTTGTTGCCCACACAGCTGTGTCGCAATCATTATATTTTAATGACCAGGCATACCAACGAATAAATGATTCTCTCGGAAGTTCTTTATGATTCATGCTGAGAATAACTCTTGAAGACCATTGTCTTTATTCTTTGCAATATCAAATAGTTCAACGCACCCACCCTTACCTTTTTTATGGATTGCGTTATGGATCATTGAATCATAATAATCATAATCACCCTCAGCGAATGTGCCGCCATCAATTCGGAATATCGAAAGTTGACAACCACTCTTTTGTTTTCCCCAAAACTTGAAACCTATCTTCTCATAGAATGCAACAGCATTAATCTCAGAAGAAACTCGGAAATACTCAGCTCCGTGATTCTTTACATTGAGTAAAGATTGTTCACAAAGCAACCTAGCTGCACCTTGACCTCTATGCTTAGCGAATGTGTGCAACAATTGAAGGTTGGCTACGAATGGTTTCCTCTTGGAGATTGTGGTAATGATTGCTGCCATAAGATCTCCTGTATTATCAAACAACCCAAGACAATAATCCCACTGTTCTTGCATATCTGCCTTAGCGACAAATGTGCGAGCAAAATTATCTTCTTTCGCTGTGCTAATACTTGAGACGAATTTATCTCGTGTGCATTTAGATAACTTCAACGAATGTCCTTACTTTCTTACCACGATCTTCTGGGTGTTTGGTTTTCTCCCAACCAATGAATTGATTTAGATCCCACATCATTGGAGGAAAATTGTAATCATTGTTTGAGAACAACTCATCAACAGTTGGACCATCGTTCAATGCAGCATCAAGAAAGTCTTGAACAAAACGGAAACAAGACTCGAGTTGGTTTCGATCAAATGTACCACGAAACAACCTAAACTCTACTGTGTCAATATGTTTCAATGCATACATATTGAAAGCAAACCTAAATGGCCTACCCATTGACACACCATCTTTACCAGCAGCGTGCATCTTAATGAATGAATCGAAGTCAGTTGCCTTGCTGATAATGTTATCACTCATATAATCTGGCATTGGGCGACCACCATCGAACTTCAAATACATCTTGGCACCCTTAGCACCCTTCATTTGATTATGTTCGTAGAATCCATAGATTCTGTCAATAGCTGCTGCCTGATTTTCTTTGATATATTTCGTCAGCGACTTTAGAGCATTGATATCATCCTTCAACCCAGGAACACGACAGTGAATGTGCGTATGAGCAGTCACGCCAACTGTAGGAGAAGATCCATTTGACTCAAACAATTCTTTCAACTCAAAGTATCGATCAACCTGCTCTTGCCAAGTTTTAGTTGGCTTTGTGTTGATCTCACCTCCTACTGGTGGTGTCTCACCAAGAGGATCAGCACAGACATATTGATATGGTTCTCTTAGGTTTATAATATCCCGCTCAGAATATTACCAAGAGCCAAGATTATCTGGAATTGCGAAAGAGCGAGGAACATCACCCCACTCTATTTCCATACCATACGTAAAGTTACTGGGATTGTATTTTGTCATAATGTATGCTGTAAGTCTTTATTGTTTACACTTACTTGTTCCATAATTAGTTCATCACTCTTAATTGTAGCGTATGTATTATACGGAAGTTCAGTGGTATTAGTTAAACCAGAGCGAATAGCAATATCTCGCGTAGAAGTAATTATAGTTCCGCGATCAACTGAAGTAAAATAAATTGGTCGTTTTCCATTTCGGTAGAACCGAATCTTCTTATCATTCCATAGTTCACAAACAGCCAGAGATGATTCTGACCAGTGCTCAAGAGGAGATTCATCTGCCTCTAATGATTTAAGGATCAACTCAGTATCATTCTTTGTTATGCAATCATAGCCATAATTATCTTTCCAGCTCTCTGGTGACTCTTGTGTAACAACACCATTATGAACTACTGATATAGTGTCATTGTTAATGGGTTGATTATATTGCAGATCTGAAGTTGAGTAACGACAATGACCCACCATATAAAGATTGCCATCTTCATTGACATAATCATCCCATTCAAAGGGAAACTTATCAGCAGATACTGGAAGTTTGTTTGTATGGATTTTATTGTTCTTGACGTATGATAATCCAGTAGCGTGCATTCCACGAATGCGGGATTCGTGGAATACTCTTTTCAGTGTTTGAAAATCTGCGCTACTTGGATTCTTAATTGTTGCGCCAATAACTGCACACATCAGAAGAATGACTCAAGACCAACTGATCCATTATTGTGAATCTCAAAAATTCCTGGGTCATTGGCACGAGCCTCATCTTCGCCCAATGCAGCTACCAAATAATCATACCATTCTTTGGACTGCCACATTCCTGCCCATACTCCAGTGAAACGATCCCACCAGTGTGAGTGGTCTTTATTATCTCTGCAACTCTCAACATACCTCTTTCGAGTTTGCTCATATTCCCAAGTACCGAGTGACTTAAGATCTTCGCGAGCATAAGCAACAATGGAGATACGCTCACTGGTTTCTGAACCAAGAACGATCGGAGTGTTTCCGTGAATCGCTGTATGATTAGCCACAAGCAAAAGATCACCTGGGCGAACATTAACTGCCATCTTAAATTCAGGAAGAACCAAATATCCCCCCGTGAAATTATCATCATTTGATAGAACCAAAAGATTCGAGAATCCAGGTGCGTAGTCACCAGCATCCAAGTGAGCAGCAGTACGGAATGTCTTGTTGATAGTCAGTGTCGTGAATACTGTATCAGCAATACGGAAATGCTCATCGAGTGAATCAACGAAGTCTTTCTGTGCTCCATGTCGTTGTGGCAATAGTTCAGCAAATGCATGATCTAGTGTCTGGAGAAATGGCACACCTTTCTCAAACATCTCTGGGTTACGGTCATTATATGCTGCTAAACGACCAAAGGGAACTCGGGGAGTTCGTCCAAATGCACCTGCAATTCCACTGAGAACCTCATTGGCATAAGTAGTTGCTGAGATATTATCCTCAAGGATATTTTTCGCTGCTAACTTTTGTTTTTCTGCTGGTAGTTTTCTGGTTGCTTCAACCCATTCTTCAAACACAATTGGAGCACCTGTTCTCCATACTGTGTTAATAGTACCAGGCTCAGACATCTGCTCTTTCCTAGCAAATAGTACTTCAAGTGGATCTTCACCAGTAATAGTAGTATAAGGTTTAGCAAAGTATTTAATTACTGTTTCTTGGTATTCTGTGACCCACTCACGATTACCTGCCTTACCGACGCGAACAGTTCCCGCAGCTGTGCCACGATTGTTGGTTGGAGTAGCAGCAGCGTTCAGACCTTCATATGCTGCTCGCTGTTGTTCTTTACTGAAGTGATTCTTTCGGAATTTGAAAGCAACTCTATCTTCAGAGATAGATGGATTGCCATCAACAGTTGATACTAGATCGCTAGGTATGTAAACATCACAATCTTCTTCAATAAGAATATCGTAATTAGATTCATCAAGAAAAGTCCCCAACAGATGCTTGGAGTCAAAGATCTCATTTGCTACAATTTTTCTTACCATTTTTTCACCTCAGGTTACGATTGAGTAATTATGCCTGATATATGTATAGATGTAAAATAAAATTATGGCATTTTTCCAAGAACGTGCTTCTTGTGTATTTTACAGGAGACCCAGGAGTTGTAGCAATCTTCTCGGAGTAGACATCCATTCGCGAAGATTTCTTTTGTTTCAAGGTAATTACATTGGCTCAATGTTTTGCAGATGTGAAGAATCTCTCGGTGGAACGAATCCTCTCCGAGAGATTTGACATCATTTTTAAGTTCTTCCGAACTG